ATCTTACATCTAGCACAGATGACAATTGTTAAAACTGTATTTCCCCTAGTATCAAGCCACTTTGACATAAGTTACCTCGTGTAAACACTTATATTCGGTGCGAAATATACGGGCGATTTGTCTCGTTCCTCCTCTTCTGCAANTNGTAACCAATACTTTTCCCATTGTGCTTCACAATATTGAATCCTAGCAGGGTCAACTTGAGGTAATTCCATCGCCATTTGATGGGCTAATCCATTCTGAATCGCTAAATACCATCTTTGAGGTATCTCAATTGAACCATTTAATGCTCCAACATCTTGTATATAACGAGAACACCACGCTACGATCTGCGGTGAGTATATCTGAGGAGTTGGCCAAAGGGTCATCGTAGGTTGTGCAATCGTTCTATTTAACCAAAACTGTAAAGGATAGTTATTTAAAAAGTTTTTATTCGGCAAATTCACATAATCATCACGATTCATACGGAATAATGGAATTTCTGTTGGGCTTGAACCAAATATAACTTGATAAACACCTAAATTAACCCCTGAAGTCTGTTGAATTCTCCAATACATTGCTGTATTTGATGGGTCTAAATCATAATATTGCCAAACACCTGCCACTAAAGTAGGCGATTGTGTCTGTAAAGTAACCCAATTGACATTATCGATAGAATACTGAAGATTAATTGTCACAGAACCACTAACAGCAGGCAATATTCCAATCGTTGCCATATAAACGGCACTTGTTAAAACGATTCCTATTGTACCTGTGTTATTTGTTAACTGACAGACGTTCGTATATACCCCATCAAACGCATAGGAAGCCGTTCCTGATGATGAATAACCACCTGTAGTGTTGATAGTAACTGTTCTGTAATTGCTGTTTAAAACGTCATTTGTGCCGATTGGAAGGGTATATTCGTATTGGTCAGGAACTAAGCCAATAATATTCTTTTGAATACACCAATACTGAATACCACGATTGGTTAAATTAGATAATAGGTAATATAANGCTTGTTTAGAAAACGCAACTTGTTCAGACGTAAGTTCTTCAGCAAGTTTACCTGCTCTTCTTGCACCNCTATCTATTAAATTTTGAACCGTTACTACTGTGGTTGATACTGTTCCTGATGTACTCATCACCACCCCTTAATATCATATTTTTTCTTTGGCTTTCCACCGTCTTTACAATGCCAACGACTTAATGATGCTTTTGCTCTTGGTGCATCGCCTTTAGAATGTTCTACAACACCTTTCATTCTTGCACAAAATGAATCATGTCTTGAACCACTTGCTTGTGGTGCTTTTAGCTTTGAACCTGTTTCTCGGTTGTATTTTTCACGACCCTTAGCTGTGAGTCCCGCCCCTTGTTTTGTTGGTAATTTCTCACCCCTTCCAACAGAGAGTGTAGGACCTCCATCTTTGTGTTTAGCTGTTTTAGCTGATTCAATAAAAGCCTCTTTAGTAGGAGCACCTTTTGAACCAACTTTTCGCATATGTTCTTTAGAGCCATGTTTAATTCTTTCTTGTTTTGCATGAATATTTGCGTATAAGCCTCCACCATCTTTCTTGGATGCTCTTTGTGTTGAATATGCTATTGCTACGGCTTGTTTGACAGGTTTTCCTGCTTTTACTTCCGTAGCAATGTTCTTTTTAAAAGCTTTTTCAGATTTACTTTTAATTAATGGCATGATTAAGCCTGTGATTCTTGCCAGTTAATACGAGCTACAACAGTATTACTTGCACCTGCTGATAATGTCGTAGCAACTACATACAAAATATCAGGTCCATCAGGATAGAAACCACTCTGAGATGTAGGCGTAGAGTTAGATGTTCCACCACCTAAAGCTGAATTACCAATCGCTGATAAAGATGTTAAGTCATAGGTTGTTTGACCTGCACTATTAGAATAAAAAGCAGCGATAGATTCACCGCCTGAAATTGTAACCGTGTTGGTTGTATTCACAGCAATTTGTGAAATAGAACTTGTGTTTGTACCCCCTTGAACAGGAGAAACAAAGTTCCCTGAAAACGCACCTGATGGAATACCATTNAACACTAACTGAATCAAATAAGTTGTATTAGTCACCACAGCAATTTCACGAAGCTGTAACTGTAAACGATTAATAATCTCTTTAACTCCTAACAATCCAACGGTTCCGTTGTCTACTGATGGGGCAATACGAATCGCCATAATAGGTACGTTAGCTGTTGAGTTAGGACTTGTTAAAGATGTTGTCATACCATAGTTATAAATGGCTGAAATATCATTATTAAATCCACCATCCATCACTACAGACGAACCCCAATGTGACATAAGAGCTGCTGTATCAGGTGCATAATATTCAACAGAAACAGGGGCTGTTGCACTATAAGTAAATGCTTGAGCTGTTGTTGAACCACCTGCAATTGCTCTTGTTACACCTGTTAAAGAAGTTGAAGTAAGACCTGTATAAGACATATACTCAATAGCACCTGTAGCCGATGCAGGGATAACTTTTACATACCCACCTAGTGGGTTAAAGTTAGCCGTACTTGCTACGTTAATTGTAGTATCACTTGTACCCACGCTTGCCGTAATAGTTGTTACGGGCAATATACCATTTTGTTCATAGTGAGATGGCAAGTTACCTGAACGCATATAGGCTGAATACTGTATGTTGTTATTTTGGAATGCATACACATATTGAATCGCACCACCTGTTGTTCTTAAACCAAACCTAGCAACACCTGCACCATACCAAGAATAATCAAGGTAGAACATCTGCACTTTAGTTAAGTCTAAGTTATATCCTGATGGATTAGAGCCTGAATTAGTACCGTCTAATGTGTCATACCATTGTGATTGAGGTACTTTTGTATCAATTGTTCTTGAAACAATCGCATTTGCTATTGTAGTTCCACGATATTCAGGGGAAATATACAATGCTGTATCACTTGTAATCATAATGACACGATATGATTGTCCACGAATTACAATGTAATCACCCACGACTAACTGAGTAGTAAACTGTGTGCTTGTTCCTGTGACCAACCCTGAACCGTTTGTTACAGATACTGTACCTACAATTTGATTAATTGAGTTACGATACACTACATTTAGCGTTTGACCGTTGTATTCAAAGAATAATCCGTTCTGTTGGTCAAAAAAGCCTAAACGATTGCCTGAACCATACCACACATTTGGACTAACGTGAATAAATCCGTTAGTTGATGTAGCTGTTGTTGCGGTAGGAATAGCGTTGTTTAAAGTTTTGTAAGTAAAACTTAATTGGTTTGGTACAGAAGCAATAATAAAAGAACCGTTATATGCCGATTGGTCAGCACCACTTACAATAATCGTTGTGTTCTTGGTTAAATTGTGTGGAAGCTTTGTTGTTACAGTAACAGTAGAACCACTTGAAGTTAAAACAGGTTGTTGAATCTGTGGCTTTAAAATTGTTCCTGTAGAAAACTGAATACCTTTACCTGATTGATAACGGAAATAACGTCTTGTCTGACGTTGTAATGTGGCATTCGGAACGGCTGCTCCTGCTGTAAAGTTTACTGAACCATCATATGCGTGTGTATCAACCCAACCTGCTTGTCTTGCATAAATGTTTGCTTGACCTGCTGTGTAAGTTACAGCACTTCCTGATGGTAATGTAAACACATAATAAGTAAACGAGTTAGCTGTTGGTACGCTAGTTACGATAAACGAACCATTTGGTGGGTTTGTAGCCGTTCCTAAACCTGTTACATAGATTAAAGAACCTTGTGATAAGCCATGTGGATACGCTGTTGTTACGCTAACCAATAAAGGTTGAGCTGTTAATCCTGATAATGTTCCTGAAGTAGAGCCAACGGTATTTGTACCTGCAAATGCCCCTGCTAATGTAGTTGCTAAAGTTACTTGAGTATTAGTCGGTGTGGTTGCACTTGATACATAATAAGTTGTACCTGTTGTGTAACCTGTAATAGCACCTGAACCACCTGCTGTACCTGTAATTGTAATTGGAACACCAACATATAACCCTGCCGTTGCAGGGATTGTAATCAAACCTGCACCATTAATTGCTGAAGGTGTTACAGTCGCTACGTTAGTAATATTACCTGTTCCTGATAATGCAATCGCTTGGTTGCTATAAAAATAACCTTGATATACATAAGTAGAAGTTGCTGACCAACAAGTTGCTGTAGATACAGGTTGTGCATATTGAACAGTCATTGATGTTCCTGCACTTACACCTAATGAATAACCCCAACCATTACAGTTAGGGTCAATAGCGTCTTCAATAAATATAGGTGTACCTGCTGCGATAGTTTGATTTGAACTAAATGTCAAAACAACTTGATAAATATTAGATTGATTACCTGCAATCGCTGTGACAGGCAATGGTGCATTCACCAAATAATAAATACCTGCACGATTATTTTGTAATGCCGTTTGTTCCCACTTGCTTGCTTGTTGACCGTATTCAAAGTCGGTATCGATTAAAGACTGTGGGGTGGAAACTCGTAACTTATCAACAGGGTCGAAAGCCGTTGACCGTTGTGATGTTTGAATTCTTGCGTTGTTGTCATTATTGGACGTTGGTCCATTGTAAACTACTATTTGACCCATGTTACTCTCCTAGAGGGTTGTACTATACTAAAATGATAAAACTAGGAGGAGAGGGGTTTCCCCCTCGCCCAATTAATAATTACACTTGCCACCTTTTTTATGATGCGTGGAAATCTTGCTCTTGGCATGACCACCGTGCTTCATTGGGTGTGCTGTAATCGACTCATGACCGTGATGTTGTTTAGACGGTGCATGGTGTTTCATGTGCGTATGACCTGCATCATGATGTCCATACGTTGTGTGATGCATCACATGACCTTCTACATGACCACCTTTTTTGAAGTTAGACTTAGGAATCACTTCACCTGTCTTACCTGCTTTGGTGTGCTTCTTACTACCGTCTTGCATATTGTCTAAATGCTTGCTTGCTACGCTTTCAGATACTGTTCCACCTTTAGCAAACTTATGCATCTTGCCACCACGCTTATATCCTTCCAACTCAATGTCACCTGTTTTAGCGTGCATTTTTGTATGTTTAGGAGTGTGGTTAACCTTGTCTTGCACATTGACTTTAGGCTTTAATGTACCAATGGTTTGGGCTTTATCGCCTTTAGCTGCCAATCCACCTGTGGCTTTATGATGCATCTTGCCACCGTGTTTTAAATGTGCTCCACCTTCGGTAACCATTGGCATGGTACCACCTTCAGCTTTACACATTTTTGCCATTTCTTTATGGTGCTCGTGCATCTTCCTGTGATGTGTTGAACCACCTTCAGCGTGTTTTTGTGCATGATGCTTAGCCATATGCATATGATGCTTGTGTGAACCAACGGGGTGACCTGAAATATGATGAGCCTTACCACCATGTTTAAAGCCTGAACCTTCTACGCCTGCACCTGTTTTACCCTTGTGGTGNGGCATACCTTCGTCTAAAAGACCACCAATCATCGGNTCATACATCTTAGGCTTTCCACCTTTTTTAAGACCATGATGAGCTTTATGTGCAGGTTGATGCTCATGAGATTTTAACTCATGCTCAATCTTGTGCATTTCTTTCATCTCAGCACGGTGTTCAGCACCACCTTCGGCTTTGCCACCATGCTTGCGAGTTAACAAAGCAGGTTGCATTGCCATTGCACGTCTACGAGGCATAACAGGTAATCCACCCATCGCTTTATGAGCACGACCGCCCTTTTTCATGCCTTCATGTGCNAATCTATCTACTGAATGCTCAGTAGTAGCTTCTTTAGGCTCACGATGNAACTTTTCAGATGCTATCTTTGCTGTTATCTTATTTGCCATTTAGTTTCTCCTATTAGGCTTGTGTAATGCCAAGAAGACCTGTCGTTGTAGACTGAGGACCTACTTGGATTGCTGTTAGACCTAACTCTAATACTACACGAGCTAGACCATTTAATGTACCTGCAGGAGTATATGTACCTCTTACATCAGGGGTAACCGATGAAGAAGTAAACTGAGGTACTAAATTCATACCACTTGTGATGGTTGTACCACCTGTGTTCACGAACACACCTGCTAGGTAGTTAGCTTGGGTAGTAGATAACTTACCTGTTGTACTGTTAATCTTAGTCCACCAATATGTTGTATTTAAAGATACACCTGTTAATGTACCTAATGAACCTGTTAACTGAATTAATGTTCCACTTTCAGGAGAATAACCTACNGTAATNACNCCAGGNGATGCTGATGTAAAGTTGGTGATTGATTGCGTTGCATAGTTTGTTGTGTTGCTATAGTAACCATTTAACAATGTTCCTGAATCAGAAGATAAAGAACCTGAGAACTTGTTACTTAGAACATAACCTGCATCATTAATACGACATGGCAAACCTAATACGTTTGAGTTACCAATTGATAATGCACCACCTGCAGCTACCCATGAAGCTGAAGCAATTTGGAAGAATGCTTTACGTCCGTTTACAGCAGTAGATGCTGATGTGCTTGAAAGAATAATTTCAGTCATTGGCTGACCATAATAATCCCAACCTGACACAGTTACTTGAACAGATGTTAATGTATTAGCAAATGTTAAACCTGTGTTAGTTCCTGAAGCCACAGTAGTTACTGTACCACCTGATGTTGTGACTAATGTGAAAGTTGTTGTTCCGTTTGTTGCTGAAATTAAATATGTACCCGCAGCTAATGTTGAAGTACCTGAGTTTGTACCTGTTACAGTAACTGTTTGACCAACAGCTAAACCAACTAATGGTGTAGTTGCAACAGAGAATGAACCTGTTGTGTTTGATGAAGTGATGTTTGCTGTTACAAATGTAGCAGCTGTAAATGCACCNGTGTTCACACTAACAGCACGAGGATAATCAAGCTGAGCTACTGTTGTACCGTCTGTACGAATTGTATTGGTCACCCCGTTTGTAGCTGATGTAGCTGCTAAAGATGAACCACTATATGTTGTTGCTGTAGTAGCTGAAGCAGG